ACGAGCCTGTATCACTTTGTGCCAGGTGACAATCATATCCAGATCACTATGGTCGAAACTGGCGCTGCTGCCGCCGGCCTTATTGCGCTCTATAATAATTGATCTTGCGCGGGCTGTGTATATGGCCAGCGCAATACTTTATTCGTATGCGAATTAGTTTATTGTGACGTTCATGTCCAACATGAACATGTAGAGGAACGATGACCAAGCGAGTTTTCATTGCCATGCCGTCCGGGCGCGGAGCACCAGATATCGATTGTGTCGCAAGTCTGAACGGCACAATGCAGGATCTGCGCGAACACGGCATCGAGTACAGTTTTCACAGCATTCACGGCAATTGCTACATCGCGCTCGTCCGCAGCCTGATGACGCATCAGTTCATGCAGTCGGAATGCACGCATCTTTTCTTTTGGGATGACGATGTTGCGGGGCCGCCCGGCGCTCTGCGCAGGCTTTTGAACTATGACCGGGACATCATCGTGGGAGCCTACCCGAAGAAGGTTCCGGCCGGCTCGCCTCCCGAGAAAGCGTGGCCGATCGCCCTGGCAAACGGCATCCCGGATGAAGAGGGCCTGATTGAGAGCGATATGGTCGCAACCGGCTTCCTGCTTATCAAGCGGAATGTGATCGAGGCCATGTACGAAAAGTATGCCGATCGCGTTTTTCATCACAAGGATGGCGAGGGACACGATATCGTTGACCTGTTCCCCACCGGAATTCTCGAAGGTTTCCCGAAGAACGCTATTGGCAAGGACATGTGGTGGGGTGAAGATTATTCATTCTCGGTTCTCGCCAAACGGCTGGGGTTCCAGATCTGGCTCGACCCGAAAATCCAGCTTATCCATGCTGGCCGCAATGTCTGGTTCGGCAATTTTGCCCAGCAGGCCGCCGACTGATGCGGATCTGCTTCATTGACTTCGCGCCGTGGGATTATGATGTGGCAACGCCAACTGCGCGGCCGCTCGGCGGATCGCAGTCGGCAATGTGCTATCTTGCAGTCGAGCTGGCCAAGGCAGGGCATGACGTAACCGTTGTCACAAAGACAACAAAGCCTGACCGCGAAGTCATGGGCGTGACGTGCTCCGGTTCTATTCCGTCGCGTTATTCCGTCCACATTGATGTCATGGTCGCCCTGAATGCTCCTGGCCACGGCGTTGATCTCAGATCAATCCTGCCCTCATCCGCAAAGCTGCTCCTGTGGACGCAGCATGCGGCAAACCAGCCGGTCATGCGGCGGCGGCTTGCATCTCCTGCGGACCGGGATGTATGGGACAGCATCGTATGCGTATCGGATTGGCAGCGCAGCGCTGTGATTGAAAGCTTCGATATCAACCCGGAGCGCGTTTGCGTCATCCGCAATGCGATTGCGCCGGCGTTTGAAAGCCTGTTTGCGTCTCATGCTGATCTGGTCGCGGCAAAGTCCGGCGATGTGCTGCGCCTCGCCTATACGAGCACGCCATATCGCGGCCTGAAGCTGCTTCCCGATATCTTCAGAGCCTATCATGCCGCAAATCCTGACGGCGTGCTTGAGGTCTTTTCCAGCATGGCGGTCTACATGGAGGACGCGGAGACTGACCGGGACAAATTCGGCTGTATCTATGACGCCGTCTCTGCAACGGATGGGGCTGAACTCGTCGGCTCGCTGCCGCAGCCGGAACTGGCGAAGCGGCTTCGCGGCGCGCATATTCTCGCTTACCCGAACGCCTTCCCGGAGACGAGTTGCATTGCCGTCATGGAGGCGCTGGCATGCGGAATGCGCGTTGTAACCAGCGATCTAGGGGCGTTGCCGGAAACCTGCGAAGGCTTTGCCAGGCTTGTGCCGATCGACATAGAGATCGACGACGAGGCAACCTTGATCGATGTGAAAAATGGTGCTCAATATGCATCCGATTTCCAGCGTGCGCTCATGCAATCGACCTACACCACGGCCGGCCTCTATGATCAGGTTCAACATATGAACACGCATCATACATGGTCCGTCAGAGCGCGGGAATGGGAAAAACTGCATGCTGCGTGAGCTTCTGATCGGGTGCGGCGCACGCCGGGATAAGACAATGCTGGCCCCCGGTGAAGACGAAGCCTGGGGCGATCTCACCACGCTGGATATCAACCCGGACCATAAACCCGATGTGGTCTGGGATCTCAATATCAGGCCGCTCCCTTTCGATGATGACACATTCGATAGCATCAGGGCTTTCGAAGTGCTGGAGCATCTCGGCCAGCAGGGCGATTACCAGTCATTCTTTGCGGAATGGTCGGAATGGTGGCGCATTCTGAAGCCCGGTGGCTTCATCATGGCAACATCGCCGCATTGGTCGAGCAAATGGGCATGGATGGACCCAGGGCACACGCGCGTAATTGGGCTTGGGTTACTCACATTTCTTGTCCAGACGCAATATGACAAACAGATCGGCAAGACACCAATGTCCGATTACCGATATCTGTACAAGGCAGATTTTGATGTCGTTCACAGTCATGTCGATGAAGGCTTAAGCTTTCACTACGGCTTGAAAGCCGTCAAGCCTTCGCGGTGTTCAATTGGCTAAACGAATTCTGGTGACTGGCGGGGCCGGGTTCGTCGGTTCTCACCTGTGCAAGTCGCTCATCGAGCAGGGTAATGAAGTTCTCTGCATCGATAACTTCTTTACCGGCGCGCGCCGGAATGTTCTGCCGCTGCTAGGCAACAGGAACTTCGAACTCAGGCGGCATGATATCATCACCCCGCTCCACGCCGAAGTGGATGAAATCTATAATCTCGCATGTCCTGCATCGCCGATCCATTATCAATATGATCCGGTGCAGACGACCAGGACCAGCGTCATCGGTGCAATCAACATGCTGGATCTGGCCAAGCGATGCAATGCGAAGATCCTGCAGGCTTCGACTTCCGAGGTTTACGGCGATCCGCTTGTCCATCCGCAGATTGAGACCTATTGCGGCAACGTCAATCCGATCGGGCCACGCGCCTGCTACGATGAAGGCAAGCGCTGCGCCGAGACGCTGTTCTTCGACTACCATCGCCAACACGGTGTGAGGATCAAGGTCGCGCGGATCTTCAACACTTACGGCCCGAACATGCACCCGGAAGACGGGCGTGTGGTGTCAAACTTCATCACGCAAGCGCTACGCGGCGAAGACATCACGCTCTATGGTGACGGCAGCCAGACGCGGTCATTCTGCTATGTCGATGATCTGGTGTCAGGTCTGATCAGGTTGATGGAGAGCGTCGATAGCGTAACGGGGCCGGTCAATCTGGGCAACCCGCAGGAGATCACCGTGCGCGAGCTTGCCGAGAAGGTGACGGAGATGACCGGAGCCGGGTTGAAAATCAGCTTCCGCGACCTGCCGGCAGACGATCCTCTTCGTCGACGCCCTGACATCACGAGAGCAAAGCTCCTGCTCGGCTGGGAGCCGGTGACATCACTTGACGACGGGCTGAAAGCCACGATCGAATATTTCAACTCCAGAGAGATGGAAAACGATGAAATTCCGTTACATTGGTGACTACCCGGAGGGCAAGCAGAGCGTTGAGTGCTACGGCGTCATGTTCACGCCAGGCGCTGAACTGGAGGTTCCTGCCCGGTGCGTCGGCAAGGCGCAAGGCAACCGGTTTTTTGAGGAAGTGAAAGACCGCAAGCCGGAGCCGGAAGAGCCGCGCAATCGTCTTCTGAATGCCGAGCCTGACAAGAATGCATTGATCGCCGAGGCAGAAGCCAAGGGCGTCAAGATCGACAAGCGATGGAATGCCGACAAGATCGCCGCCGCCATCAAGGACGCTGAAAATGGCGAATGAGCTTCGCCTGGTCCCCGATCAGGCCGCGGCCTCGATCGCGGCTCGGATCAAGGTCATCGAGAACTGCAAGACCATGATCCGCGCGACAGTCAAGCGCTATGATGGGCTGAAAGCCTTCGAAGAGCAGCTTGGCAAGGCTGGCGTCAAGGATGCCGTCGACCGGCTCATGAAAGAGGATTGAGCCGATGGCGATACAGTATTCGGATGGCTTGAGAAACGCAAAGCTCGATTCCATCGAAACCACGATCAGCACCTCGCCGATCATGCGCATTCGCACCGGCACGCCCCCTGCGGACTGCGCAACGGCTGACAGCGGGACCGTGTTGGCAACGCTCACCCTGCCATCAGACTGGATGGCAGCTGCATCAGGCGGATCGAAGGCCAAATCCGGCACATGGCAGGATGCATCCGCTGATGCGGCGGGAACGGCTGGGCATTTTCGCATCTACGATTCCGGCGATACGACCTGCCACATGCAAGGCACTGTCAGTGCGACCGGCGGCGGCGGAGATATGACCTGTGACAACGCCGTGTTTGCATCCGGCCAGCAATTCACCGTTACGACATTCAGCATTGCCGATAACAACGGTTGATCATAAGTGCTAGGCTTTGCCCCTCTCGCAGCGCTTCCTCTTGCCGATGACATTACCGGGCGCATTGCCTCGGCAGCCATCACCGAGGCAGCAGATACGCTTGCCTCGACTGCTGTCCTGTCGATTACTGGCGCAGCGTCTCTCACGGAAGCGGCCGATACCCTATCCGCAACCGCCGCTCTCCAGATATTGGCCGATGCTGCAATCACTGAAGCGGCAGACACGCTTTCCTCAACCGCTACCAAGGAAATATTCGGCGTTGCAGCCATCACCGAAGCTGCTGATACGCTCAGCGCTACAGCGCTCAAGGTCATCAGGGGACGCATTCGAGGCGTTACGAGCGGAGCAACGCGGGCAGATGGGTCATTTGGCGGCGCTGTGCGAGCCATTGGCGTCGCCGGGGGCGGCAACAGATCGGCAGGTTCGTCCGGTGGGGGCGTGCGCGCCGGAGGCACGACGGGCGGCGGTAGAAGGGCATATGGAAACTGATGCTTGAACCTGGAATAATCTATGTCGAAACGGAGCTTCGGCTTACGGCCGCATTCACCGATAGCGATGGAACCGCAATCGATCCGGACACGGTGACTTTCAGCATATTCTCGCCTTCCGGCGGTGAGACGGCATATGTCTACGGCACCGACAGCGAAGTGCAGAAGGCATCAACGGGGAACTATACCGCGGATGTCGTCCCTGATGAAGCGGGGCGTTGGCATTTCCGTTGGAAAACCACAGGAACCGGCAAGGTGATCGCGCTTGAGGGCAATTTCATCGTCAGAAAGTCAGCCTTCTTTGACGATCCATTTACGGATTATTGCTGATGTCGAGAACCACGACGGAACTTGCAACCGAAGTCATGCGGCTGCCGAACTGGATCTCCCAGGATGAGACCCCGGATTCAGCGGATGACGCTCATATCAAGAGAATTTATTCCGACTGGTTCGCCTATGCGCAGATGCAGGAACGCGAAATCGTCTACTGGTCGGAGGACACCATCCCGAACGAAGCCTTTCTTGCCATCGTCCGGATCATAGCGGATATGGTCGGGCCGTCATTCGGCGATCCCGCGCCCGTGGAGATCGATGTGGAGACCGGAATGCAGGTTTCAATGGGCAAGAAAGGCTGGAACATGCTACGCCGGCTGACCGCGCGGGAATCGTCCGGTCTCAGCGCTCCTGGGACTTACTTCTAGGCATGGCAGAGCGTAACCGTTTGCTGGTCAGCCCGGAGGATGATTTTGCCTACGGGCAGGGCATTTCTCCGGAAGCGACGTGGCGCAATCTGATCCCGTTCGCTGAATTCGGCCTAGGGATGGCTCCGGTCTCTGGCGAGGCTATGGCAGCACGCGACGCCTGGGACGCGTCAGGGCGCGGCGGCAACGCACTGTTGCAGGGCGATTACGGGCAAGCCGCCTCCGAGTACCTCAACATGGGAACCGGCCTTCTCGGCGCGCTCCCCGGCGCTGGCATCGTTGCCAGAGGCACGAAACGCGGTGCGGCATGGATGGACCGGAACCTGCCGGAAGGGTTTAACCGGCTGCTTGACTCTGTGTATCCGAGCGATCCGAGAAGCACCACGAATATCTTTGCAGGGCCGACCGCGAAAACGGCGGATCATCAAGCACTGGCGCAAGCTCAAGAAATGAAAGCCCAAGGCGCATCGCGTGCTGACATCTGGCGTGAGACCGGCTGGGATCTGGAAAAGGCTGATCAGATTCCACGGTTTGAGATCGATGATAGTAAAAGCCTTTATGATCAAAATGCATACAAGGAACTGAAGGAGTCCGCAGAGTTTGACGGCAGAACCTACAATCCGTCGTTCGATAACGCGCAACTTGATTTTGTCCTAGATCACGATCAGCTATACGCAGCTTATCCAGACATGGGTGAAATGCCTTTAGCATTTTTTCCTAATCAAGGCGCTATGCGAGGCGAATATGGTGGTCTAAGTCATAAAAGCGGTATGGCGCTACGCAATGATTTGGATGATGCGACGGGGCGGTCCACTGCGCTCCATGAAGCACAACACGCAGTTCAAGGTCGGGAAGGCTTCCCGCGTGGCGGATCACAGACAGGCCCTTATCAAGCTGGCGAACGAGACATTCTAATACGGCAGGAGTTTAATCGCCGCAAGAAAGGCACGATCAACAATCCATATCTCGATAGCGTGCCGACCGATGCGCAGATCATGGAAGAGGCCAAGGCATTTGTTGATAGTCCTGTCGGCAGAGAGCTTGCTTACAGGCGTCTGGCCGGCGAAGTCGAAGCCCGCAACGTCCAGTCCCGCATGAACATGACCGCCGCCGAGCGCCGCACCACTCCCCCGTGGGAAACGCAGGACGTTTCAGACGACCAGCAGATCGTGAGATTCAGATAATGGGCGAACCGACTTCGATTTCGCTTGGCTTGCGCACCAATCCGGCCAGAAATCCTCAGGCTGGAAATTGCCAGCTCATAAACTGCTTTGCCGAGGAAACCCAGCAGGACAGCAAGACCGTCTGGACGATCTATTCGACGGAGGGGCTGACGGCATTCGGCTCCGCGCTCAGCGGCGGCGGCGTCAGGGCGGGCATCAGCGTTGGTCAGACGGCCTATGTTGTGGTTGGCAGGAATGTCTACGCCGTGAACCCGAGCGGCGTTGGAACGCTGATCGGCGGTATAGCGACGGACGGTCCTGTCTACATGGAGCGCAACCGGCGCAGTCCCGCGCAGATCGGCGTGGTGTCGGACGGGCTGTATTATGTCATCGACACGCTCGCCAACTCCGTGACTGAGATCAGCGATCCTGATCTGCCGTCACCGATCTCGATCTCGGTGCTGGACGGCTATGGCGTCATCCCGGTCATCGGCGCG